AAGATAGAAATTATCCAGTTCGGGGAATAGATCTCCCTGTTCTGGAGGATTAATCATTTCAAATTCTAACCTATCTTGGTCTGTCTCATTTGTGGCATGGACAGTTAGCCAAACAATATCAGTATGAGCTAGTACTACTTTTTTAACGCCGGCCATACTTTCAAAAATTTTAGGACCTGTGCTAGCGTCAAGATCAACACGCCCATGCACAGTCCAAACAGTGCACTTGCCTGTTGTTAGTATATTAAAATGCCTAGTCTTATGCTCCTTTCCAATCACATAATGATTGGCCGGCATCCTAAATTCTCTCACATAAACACCAGGACTAAAGTGATCAATTGCCTCATACTGTACTTGTGGCAACCTGGCACAAAAATCCTGAAGTGAAAGAATGTCTGCCATCGTGGGGGCTTTATTTTTGGCGACGATCGGCATTTTGTTGTTCCGCTTGTTTGTCTATTTTAGCACTAATAAGGGAAAGCTGATTCATAATCTCCGCATATCGAAGATCAGTATACCTCTGCTGATCTTGGAGAACTGCAATACTAGTTGCTTGGTCATTTTGTTTATCTGCAAGCATTTGCTGGTTTTTTACAAGATTTGGTATATCTTTCGTTGAATTATCAAGACGGGCTAAAAAGAAAACTCCGCCAATAAGAATTGCAGCAAGAGAGGCAATAGAAACAAGTGCCGAAAGTATATTGCCAAAAGTCCACTCTTTTTTAACTCTGGGTATATGCATTTCTTCGATACCATCGGGGAAAAAATTTGCCACTTTTAAAATTCCCTATGTAATTAAGTTAACCTTTAACACTTACCCAATGGTCCCCAGTGCCAGGAGCTATTGACGTAATAATAGCCATACTAACAGTTGGACCGGTTAAAGATAGCGTGCCAGAAAAAGCAGAGTCACATCTAAAGGTGTCTATAGATAAATAACAATACTTAGAGCCTCCTGCATTACTAAAACTACCAATCCTTGAAAATCCTGAAGGTATTGTTATGTAACTATTAGTGTTAGTAATCCCAATAACAACAATTATTCCTCCCTGCGGAACCGAAAAAGTTGGAGTTGTTACAGTACCAGATAAAGTAATTCCAATAGGTAACCCAGTAGATCCAGTATCTAAAAAGTTAGACAACAATGAATCAATTTGAATTATAGCTAAAATACCATCATCAATGGCTGCTGATAATGTGGTAGTTATAGAAGAATTGCCAGTACTTGATGGCACAGAGGCTGTATACAAACTACCATAAACATAACCACTAGCAGTAGCGTAAGAATAATAACTACTAGCTGTGGATATAGGAGAGTTAGTAGATATTGAAGAAACTGTTATACCAGCAGTTCCTTGTTCATAGGCAGTAATTATTAACAAATTAGCCGAATAAGGCCCATTTGAAAAAGTATTAGTACCTGTGGCAGTGGTTGAAAAATTTGTAGTTGTTATAGTAAGAATTCCAGGAGAACTAACTCCATTTATTTCTGTGTAAAAAATTGCAGGACTTTCCTGGGCATTAAGATATACAGTACCGGGAGCTATTAATGTAGAAGGTTTACCAAAACCAAAACTCATAGAACTACCTCCCGCCGATTTCCAACTAACACCTACTGATTGAGTACTGTCCGCCGTTAAAACTTGCCCATCTACTCCAACCGGAATTCTTGTATTGGCGGTTGAAAATCCGTATAAATCCCCCTTTGTAGTTAATGGACTACTAGAAGGGGCGGGTACCCATTTAACACCAAGAGGTTGTGTACTATCAGCAGAAAGTAGCTGCCCATTTGTGCCCACAGGAATACGATTTGGCGCAGTATCATACCCAAGTATATCACCCTTTGTTGTAATTGGAAGTGTTGGGGTTCCGGCCGGTTTCCAAGCCAATCCAGTTGCCTGTGTGCTATCTGCCGTCAACACATAACCATCTGATCCAACAGGCAAACTAGTATTAGTTGTGCTGAAAGTATATAGGTCACCCTTTGTAGTCAGCGGAGAACTACCAGCAGAGGCCGGCTGCCAACTTGGAGAACCACTAACTACCTGCAAAATATAACCATTTGTCCCAATAGGAAGTCTGGTATTATGACCGCCACTATATAGTAACATATCACCGGTTGTAGTTAGTGGTGATAGGTTATCAAAATTTTGTTGGGTGGTATTATTGGCAAAATTTGCCAACTCTGCATTAATAGTGTTCAACTTTTCCCGAAGCTGGATAAACCACTGCTGCCAGCCCTGCGTTACCTTATAACTTTCTGCAATAGAAAGTGTAGACGGCACAGGGGGAAGTTGTTGAATTTGAATAGTGGCAGTCATTACAAAGTACCAATATCAAACTGGGCCTCGATGGCCTCAAGACGCCAAGGCAAACTATTATTAATAGTAAACTTGAAGGCGCGACGGCTAAAAGTACCGCAATGGGGCAAACAGGGCTTTGGAACAGACAAATCAACCAAACGGGGCTGGCTCCAAGTTTGGTAATCATCATCCGACACCTGGACTGTCATGGTACTACCAGGTACCATATCTGTCACAAAATACATCATGCCAAGATGTTTACGACGAGAGGTGCCTGCATCCCACCTGGGTGTTACAACCGTAATGGGAAATATAGTACCATTATCATTTAAATAATCTGTACTTCCATACAAAAGTTGCCCAGTAGTTTCGTGCTGCAATACTGTCCTACCGGAAGAATCTCTAGTGCTACACACGATTGGCACATAATTACCATTTCCATCAGTCCACTGATCCCAACGGTTTTGGTTTACATCATACGCCATTGTTAGGTTATTATTCTTGATAGTAATGACGTAAAAAGTGTGCCCGTCAATCTTAATGTGCCAAGAATATACAGTAGATAGGTCAGCATCTCGAAGAAGGCGATCAATTTCAGGATCACTAATCACCGATAAATGTGCGTTATCAAGCATTACAACCTGATTGCTTGCCTCTCGATTGGTTGAAATCCAGAAAAGTGTGTCGGTAATTTGCTGCACACTATCTGCGCTGGCACACCCATAGGGGATACGAAGATTCATTGCTGGGGCAAGAGGGCTGCCAGTTGGATTACCAGCATCGAAGAAAAACTCCGTTGACCACTCTTTTAAGGCTACGACATATACACCTTGCTTAGCAAGGTAAACACCCGAGTCAGGAGTCATTTGGGCGGTTATAAAATTGAGAGGATCCCAGTCACCATTGGTAGTGACATGATTAGAAACTGATCCCCAAATAACCGCTGGAGTAATTGAAGTGCCAAAAAAGTGCTGCATGACAAAGGTATAACCATCAAGATAGGCTATACCTTTACAAGTATATTGTGGGTAGTTGGCATCAATGCTATGCAAATTTGCGGATAGCAACGCCGTGTCATCATACGCATAGGCAGCGTTACCGTTCTGCATTACCAACTTTGGGGCAGAGCCCATAATACTGCTGAAGGAATAAACGCCCCCGCTAGTATCAAGCCCAGTAGCAACCTGCGCAAGGTTCTTGTAAAGGATTCCAGCAAATATAGAGTAGACATTTCCATTCCACCAATACGTGCCCATTCCAGCGCCAGTTGTGCCAGGAGGAACACCCCACTGAGTATTACCAGGCCGGCGAAATAAATGTGCCTCACCACTATGGTCTACCTCCACATAACAATTCACCAGCTTTGCATCTTTAGCAGTGCTGGTGTTTCGATTACCTGGGCTGATGATTAGAGGAATACGGGGCGGAACTGCCATGCTAGGAGCTTGCGGCATTATCGAAACCTCCCAGCATTGTTATACATCCGACTATCTACATTAAGATAAGTAGGAGCATCTTCAACATCCCAATCTTCCAACGCATCCCGATACATTTTAGCATTAGTTTGGCAACGAGCCATGATGGTCATGGGCTGGCCCGTGCAAATATCATCCGCCAATCCCCAGCGAAGTGCAATACGCCACTCTTGTGGAAAGTTCATGGTGTCAGTTAGCGCAAGCGGACCAGTCACCTGAGTTTGCATTAGGAAGCTGGCAGTATTAAGTGCCTCAGTGGAATCCGGAGGCGGCCACACATTAAGATTAGTTTGTGCTGCCTGCTTATCAACCATAAAGCTGTTGATAGCCCCGGAATTGCCACTAACCTGAGATAGGCGCTCCCACTCATCACGGCTAATGAGAACAAGGGGGCGTTTGATATTGGAGGTGTTGAGAATGAACCCCTGAAGGATACGAGGGGGACGGGCCATAACCACGTCCCCCGTTGGGCCAAGTACATACTTAGACTTGTTGGCAGTGAGAGGAACAACCACATCCTCTTGCAGGAAAAGTTTCAATCCCTGAGTTTGCCACAGATTAATAATGTCATTAAGGCGACGCATGTTAGTCGCCAACTGCTCACTATTAGGCCGAGCACCCTCCTGCAAGAGGCCCGCATCTAACATGGCATCCGCAATAATTCCATAAGCATTGTTAGATACGCTAGTTGCCATTTTTACCTCTCAAAATTTACGCGCTGCTTGACACATTCAACAATTACGGCAAAAGTTAAAACCTGAGTATTTCCTGATACAGCCCCGCTGGTGCTAAATAGGATATTTCCTGTAAAGCCGGGAGGTGCATTGTTGGTAATACCACCGAAGTTGCTAAAGTCTCCATCATCACCACCAGATACTCCCCATGCAAGTTCTGGGGAAGTAGCATCCCACCACAACTGTACGTCGAGGTTGCTACTGTTAGGCAACGAATACTTAACTCGATCAATGCGAAGAGAGGTGGGGACGGGGTTAAGTGAGGACAAAGTAATGAGCGCCGTCTGCGGTACATCGGTGTCGGTCACCTCTCCGGCAACTCGATATACCACATTACGAGGCCCATCTAGGATTTGCTGAATGGAATAGGTTGCAGCAGCCATAATTACCGCTCCTGCGCTGCGAACTGGAAGTCGGAAACCATAGTCATTGCGGCAGCAGTGGCGCCGTTGGATACGGCGAGGGTGGGATTGAGCAAGACAGAGGTGACTGCGCCGGTGAGTTGGTTGGCGCGGAGGCCATAATCCGGGACGAGAATTGCCGTGTTCTGCCTCTTTACACCCTCAAGGTTTGCACCAGTAAAGATTTTGATATTCCCCTGCCGGTCAAAATAAAAACCAACATCAATATCCGTTGCGTCGGTAAGGGTGCCAACATTGGTAACACTACCAACAGTTGCGCTGCCAGTTACAACAAGAAGTTGCAGAGTGGTGGAGGCTGCTGCTTTGTAGAAATAAATACCATCCGCTACTGAAGTGAAGGGAGTTGCATTAGTGCCAATCAGGCCAGCAATGATGGAAGAGGTAGTTGCAGAAGCAACACTAAGTCGGGCAAGGTATGCAAACTTCTTGCCAGAGGTGTATTGGAAGGCGGCGGTGGGGAGCTGAATTTCTGCAAAGTTGCCAGCAGTAGCACCGGTCGTGAAAAGGATGCGACCACCAGAACCACTCGCGGCAGTAGAGGCGACACTACCACTAGCAGCAGTTACCGTATAATCACCTGCATTGTAGTTCAGGAAATCATCATCATACTGCGCGTATAAGAAGGGGTCAGGTGTGCCAAGTGCCCCAAGAGGCTGATAGGAAGCAGCCTGGGTAAAACCAGAAAGGAAACGAGTAGGTGCGGCCATTATATTTTCTCCAGTGGAAACGCCATTTTAGAAAGGCGCCCCCGCAGCATAAAGGCATTGGGGGCGTTTTCACCAGTGTAACAATTTGTTACTCTACTTCTTTTTCTTACCGCCGTGATAATTCTTCTGCCCAGGCGCAGCTTGTGCAAGGCGGGCCATTTTACCAATAACCCCACCCGGAACACCCTGCGCCTTCATCTGAGCAGCCCTACCACCATACCCTAACTTATTACTCTTGCCCTTGTAGGAGCCAGACTTCTTAATGGTGGCCATATGGCCTCCTATCTATTACGGACCATTGCTGCCATAAATCCCGCGCGGATCAGTATTGCCAAGACTGAAACGCATATACGTTGCAGCCTTTGCGTTCTTGGTGTCGAAGTCATTATCCTGATCGAACTCAGGCTTCGTGCGCCAGAAGAACGTCATACCATTCGGAATGTTCGTGCGAACAAACCAAGCCTGCGGGTTGGTGAAGAAGTGATTCAGCTTGATACCCTTCGGGTATGCGTTCGTCGCCTTCAACACATTGATTGCATTATTAGCGGTGTCATTCTGCAACACCGACTTCATAATGCGGTGAGCGTTGTAATGCTCACTCGGGGCAACATGCAGGGAAAGAGGCATTGCACTGATCTTGAGGCCGCGATCCATGGTCATCTGCATGATCTGGATGTTAATATCCTCAAGAGCCGCCTCACTAAGGTCAGCATCCGGGCTAAGACGGTTGCTGAAGGTACCACCACTAACCTGCACATGAGCCGTGCTAATCAGAGGCTGACCATCGCTGCTCTGGTAGTAGGCACCCGTAAAGGCGTCGTTATACACAAGAGCGGCGACGGTCTCTACCGTCTGATTAATGGAGAAGGCATTCGCCTTCGCACGACGGGTGCTAACTTCCTTATACAGGTTATCATCAAGTTCTTCCTTGGTGACGATATAACCAAGCGCATATGCGACATGGCTGTAGGTGGTGATAAATCCCTGCGACTCACTATCATACTGAACGGGGGCACCCTGACCCTTCACAGTAGCAAGACCGAAACCAGTGACCTGAACATCCTGTTCGTATGCCTTCTTACTGGTTTCAATGTCGTACAGGTCTTCATACTCCTTCGGGTGGCTATCATAAACCTGTCCCCAGACAGTATGAATACCAGGCCAAAGAAGTTTCGGGTGGGTACCAGAGTTAATTACGCCTGCCATATTCTATCTCCTATTAGACGCCAGCCGTACCGGCATGGAGTTCGTGACTATTAATCATGACAAGCCACTTGGCGTAGGCGCCAAAGGAATTGTCAGACCGCCGAGCAAGACCAAGGAGACGAACTTGCAAAGTGCTAGTAGTCGCAGGCGTTGCATCAGTTGCATTAGCGAGCATCCAGCCAGAGGCATAACCATTATTGGTGCCAAGATAGAGAACCTGATTCAGGCCAATCTCATTGGCAGTCAGCGTGGTATTGCCTGCGGCGTAATGCTCCTGAACCTCAAAAATCACATCCGGGCTATCCACCACAAGAGCATACCAATCCGTGGACTGGGCGGCCGCCGGGCGAACAGTGGAATTGAGGTTGTTGGGATTGAAAATACCAGATTCCGAAGTACCAAGACCGACAATAACCCCACGGATGGGACCAGTTGCAGCGGCAAGGGTGATACCCGGAACACCATTTGCGTCACCAGAACCGCTACTAATCACAGGATCGCCAATGGCAAAACCATGAGTGTCAGCGGCAGCAATCTGGTAAACGTTTGCCTGTCCATTGTAGGGAGAACCATTAAGGTGCTTTACAGGAGACAGGCCGTTCGGACGATTTGCGTTGGCCATGTTGATTTACCCGTATTAACGTTTGCGAGTGAAAATGTTTGAGTTAGCTTCCTTCAAATACCTTTGCTGACTATCTACAGCGTTTTCACCATCTCTGCCTTCACCAACAGTTCCGCCTCGCAAGGCGCCTACGTTGCTATCTACCTGGTCATTCAAAAGTCCCTGGGCGTATTCATAGATTTCTTGGGGGCACTTCATGAGGTACATACGACCGGCTTGCCCATTCGGTCCAATGTCATCACCGCTGATTACCGAAACACGACTGCCCAAATCAGTTCCAGTTGAATCGTCATCGCCTGCAATGTCAAAATCATTCAGGCTAACTTCATCCTTTTCTACAAACACATAGCCAGCCTGCTGTGCTCGAAGGATTCGACCGGACTCACCACGGAACCAATGAAGGTGGTAACCATCAATCTCCGGCGTTTCAAGGCGCCTCTGGCCCACTGACATGGGGCGATAACCCTTCGGCAGTTCGAGCTTCTTATTAGCTGGGTTTTGCTTTTGATTACTCATACCTTATTCCTCTCCAATCATGGCAGCGTAGTGATCTTCCCACTCTTTGACGGTCTTGAACATCTTACCAGGTCCGACAAAGGTATCATTGTCATCATGACAGGCTCGTTTTGCCTCCGCAGTGAGTCGGTCAAAGGCTCGACCACTACCACCACGAGATACGGTGTTACCACTTTCTACCTTACTGGGAGTTTTTCCGGTCGGCGTCTTACCCTCTTGCTTTTCAAGAAGTGCCATGCACTTATCCATGAAAGCTCGGCCTACTGAAGTTTCACCTTCTTCTCGAAGATCCTCAGCGATTCGGGTAATTGCCTTAGTGCGCTTCTTATCTGCTGGGTCGCTGTCATTACCAAACCAAGGGTTTTCTTTCTGCCAAGCAACAAACTCCGGGTGGAGTTTAGGCTGCTCAGGTTCTCGTTCAAGCGGCACATCTTCTACATCCTTCTGTGCCTGCTTCAACTCGGAAAGCTTTTCCGCAACCTCTAGTTCGGCGTCAACGTCACCAATTTCCCTAGCTTGCTTAAGCTGTTCGCGCAGTTCTTTCCTAGCTTCTTCCACAGCACGTTGCGTAGCTGCGGTGTGGGCCTTTTGAAGAGCCTTGATTGCTTTCTGCGACTCTTCAACGGCTTGTCTAAGCGTAGAGACTTCTCCTTTGCTTGTCAACAATTCGTCTCGGAGACGCTTGTTGTTTGCGCGGAGAATTGGCATGATGTTTTCACCACGCTCAACAAACTCCCGGGCGTCTACCCACTTACCTTCTGGGCCAGTCCATTCTTCTTTTGGATGCCAACCCATTTCACGAGCGGCGACTTCATAGTCCTGCCCTTCATCCTGCATCTGTTCGTCAGCCATTATTCTCTACCTCAATTTGTGCAAAAATATCTTTGTCATTAACGAAACGATAGGGTTTACCGTCTGCGGTACCAGTCGCACTGAAGCCAGCAAAACCACTTACAAGAACGCGATCGCCAGGTCGAGCACGAGGCTCCGGTTCATCCTGCCAACAGTAAGGGCCTACTTCGATCACAACTGCCCGCTGTTCAAGAAGGCGAAGTCGATCTGCCGCAGTTTCCGGCACTGCGATAATGCTAGACAACTTTTGCGGTTCGTAGGGAGCAACAAGCACCGCACGGCCCTTTGGCTTCAAGCCGGATTTATTAATTACCTCACTCATTTCCACTCCTAATTGATTCACTGTCCAGGGTTAGGATATCTTCAATAATGCTGGCAGCACCCTGAGCGCCTGCATTTCGTATTGCCATCTCATCTAGACTTGGC